CAGCCTCTGGATTTGAACGGATATATAGGAAATCGGCCAAAGGGGTAGGTATGTCTTTCAGAATCCGAGGCCAAAAGTGTCCGGTGTCCCTCGTCTTTTTTACTAAATACTGCCATATTCTTTTAAACTGACTTAAAGAAATAAATTATCAATATAATATAAACGAATTAAATCCAAAAATGTCCGAAATTACCATTGATGTTGAAACTGCTATCAGATACTACAAGAAGCATCTCAAAAATGTTTCCGATTACCAAAAACGACACCCTGAACGCATGCGAGAGAAGAACAACGAATATAACAAACGGATTAGAGAACAACAGCCCGAGAAGTATAAAGAAGTTTTAGCAAAAAAGAAGGAATATTATCAAACCGTTCGCAAACCAAAAATGGAGGCAGAAAAACTAGCCAAGCAAAGCAAGCAAGACGAAGATCTAAAAAATGAAAAAGTTTAGGAATTATTTCTCTATCTTTATATATTAAAAAAAAGAACTTAAAAAAAAATATTATAGTGATAGTATAACAAAGAGACAAAAGAAAATGACAACCCAAACCGCAATTGAATTCTTCGCATCAAAAAACATCCCAGTCTTTCCGATCATTTTAAAGATAACTGAGAGCGGAAAGACTGAATTTGACGAGCCAAAATACGAGAAGGAACTACTCCATGTTAAAACCGAGTTGTATGAGCGTAAAAAGACTACTGATAAAGGAGAAACATACACCAGTTTCAAACCAGAGCAAAACGATTGGGATAATTTCACTGCTGATAATATTCAAGCAAGAATGAAATTGCTTGAAAATCCGTTTTGGAAGAAGAAATTCAACTATTTTGCCATGCCAACGAATGTCTATAAGCATATAGATTTAGATTGTCCAGAATACAACGAAGTTTACAAAGATCTTCTAAAAACCTTTCCATACTTCAAGTCAGCTACGAAAAGTTTTGGAAAACATATTATAATTACATCAGATTTTGAAGCCCCAAAAAGACGAAATGAATTAAAAAATGAAGGTTGCCCAACAGATGCAAAAGGTCAATCAGGCGTTGAATTTTTAAACGGTCAATGGTCTTATGTTCCAATTGATGCAATTTTCTACAATGCAGATTGCCCAGATTTGAACTTTGATTTTAGGCACCTTTTAGTAAATACCGAAGAAAAGAAAATGAAGCCAGTAAAAAAAGACGAAGATGGTGAAACAGACGAGGAAGAAAAAGACGAAAACATAAAAGTCGCATCATCTTCGTCTCCAATTAAAAAATACCGAGATTTGTTTAACTTAATCAATCTAGAAGAAAAAGACCTTACAAAAATTCAAGATCAGCGAACAACATGGCAACGCCTTTGCGACTGCATGAAACGCTACGGATTTTCAGAACAAGATTGGTTTGATTTTTATAAGAGGAACAATTTGTATGACGACAGAGAGAAACAAAGTTTATTTTCTAAGGTGAAAGGTGCGACCGACATCTACTTCGCTCAAAAAATCGCCAAAAAGACAAATCCAGATGGTTACAAAATTTGGCAGATGACTTATAAGACGAATCTGCCTTACGAAACATACCAAAAAGGGAGTAATGACATCGCAAAATTCATCAGCAAGTTCTTGATCACTGAACTCATCCATTGTAATAACGAATGGTGGACTTTTAACAAAAAAACTAAACTTTGGAAAAATATCAAAGACCCAACGGCAATTGTCGTCAATTCCGTTCAAAAATCACTAGACGAATCAATAAACATAAACGAATATCTAATTTCATGTACTCCTGAAACAGAAAACAAAGAAAGGTATATGATGTTAATTGCAATGAGAAAAGCATGGGGAATTGCTTATGCCAGAGTGGCAGATTCGTCTTTTTCAAACCAATGCATTAGATTTTTAAAGGTTTATCTTTGCGATGACGATTTCACCAAAAAATTAGATGCAAATGTTGGCAAATTGGTTTTCAAGAATGGTGTCATGGATTTGGAAACAAAGACGTTCAGAAATGGACTTCAATACGACGACTTTATTACTCAAACGATTCCATACGATTATAAACTGTCGGATACTTCTTTTGTCAAGTCTGTCTTAAAGAAGATTTTGAACAACAACGACGAACACCTAGAATATTTTCTTTCACTCATCGGTTTCACTTTTATAGGAGACGCAGAATTAGAGAAATCAGTTTATTTCATGATTGACAAAACTGAGGGTGGAAAGGGTGACAATGGTAAAACCTTGTTTTTTGATATCTTAAATACACTTCTTCCTAACTACGTATACAGAAGCAACGGGAGTCTAATAAGCAAGAAAAACCAGAAAGTTCATAAACAAATTATTCATACAAAGGGAAAGCGTCTTGTCTGGCTTGAAGAACTTCCCAAAGAAGACGAGTTAAATAGCGAACTTTTGAAGGAAATTGGTGACGGCAAAAACTTGGAATTTGAAGTTCTTTTCAAGGCGACCGAGACCATAAAAATCTACTACAAAATGTTTTGTCTTTCAAATCATTGTCCAAATATCAGCCCAGACGAGAAAGCAACATTTAACCGTTATAAACAGGTGTCATATAATTCCCATTTTGACAGAACTGGATCTAGAAAAGAAGAAAACGCTGAACATCTTTTGTTTATTGCTGACAATTCACTTTCAAAAAAAATCAAAGAAAATCATTATGACGAAGTTTTTAACCTGATCATTGACTACGCTCATCTTTATTACACCAGAAAATTGCCTCCCATTCCCGAACAATTCGTAAAAGATACAGAAGAAACCAAGAAAAACAACGACGAATTCGGTATATTCTTCAATAAATTTTTAAAACCATCATCAGCAAAAAGAATAGCCGATAAAATTCTTATTGAAAAATCTGGTATGCTTCCAAAAGACGTTAGGGATGGCATGAAAAGACAAGGATTTGTTTATAACAAGGAATTGAAAGGACTAGGCAAAGATTTTGATGGAAAAGCCTTAAGAGGTGGTTACCAAGGGGTTGATTTTAAAACAATATTGGAATTACAACTAGAATACCCAGACGAAGATTTTACTGAGTCAAATTTTGAAGTTGAAGAACAACCGCCAATCATATCATTTTAAAATATATTATTTGCTATTCAAAACATAAATTTCTTTCTCTGCCATGACAACCATGGGATACGTCTTTAAGATAGTAACCCAACGTCCATCTAATTTTTTAATCTTTTTCATTTGATCCTTATCAAGACCCAAGTAAGATTCCAAAAGATATTTTAGCGTTCGTCCACCAGCATTTTTGGGAAAAAAGGTAATGCTATGAGCTTCGTTAAGAATTCTTTTTGTATCGTTGCCTGCGCATGCTAAATGACTTGTATATAAACAATAAACGTTGTAATGTCTTCCAGTTTCTAAAATTGAATTCAAAATACCAGCTACTTTGATCTTTATAGGCTTGTCTGTTATGCAGTCAGTATCGTCAAAAATTACAAGACTGTCTTTAAAGTCTTCGGCTTTCAAATCATCTTCAACCAAATCTTTATTTAGTGGGATTCTTTTTAAGCCTTTTACTTTATCTATACTGCTGTCATCTCCAACTGACGAAAATAGAAAAATATGTCTTTTTGGAAACATCTTTCTAAACTCATCGCAATACTGTTTACAATAATACGATTTTCCTGATCCCGAAGCACCCGTTACGTATAAAATTTGTCTTTCTTTTGTAGTGTTTGGGATTTGCTGAAAAGTTTCATCGCCATCCAAAATTAATTCGTTGAAACTGCACCTTGCGTCTTTACCATCATCAACTGAAATAGTTGGTGGTTTTTTTGTTCTCGGGTTCTTAATAGTGGCAATTTTGTCACCGTAATCTTCAAAATTCATGTTTTTTACTTTTTAGTTAATATAATAAAACAGATTTATTTCCTTTTAGAAATTGTAAAGTTTCGGTATTTATTACTTTTAATAAACCTTTACTAGCATCGTCTAGAAATTTGTATATGGATTTGAAATTTTTGGCTTTGATCGCCTTCTCTAAAGATTCCTCTAAAAATGGATATTTTACAAATCTAGTCTTTTCGGATATTAGTTTGATATTATTCCTTATGTCAGCAACATCAGGCTTTCTAAATTTCTGTTCTAGAAGAAGCAAAATAGTCCCAATTTCAGTCATTTGTTTATAAAGTAAGCCAGTTTTGGAGTTGAAAAAATTAAACAACTTGATCATCTTTTGTTTATTCTTTTTCGGATCTTCGGCGCTGTAATATGAAAAACATCTTTTCAACCCTTTAAAATAATTATGAGATGCGTAAAAATACTCGTCAAAATCATGAGCGATTGAATTCAAGTTATTTTCAGGGTTCAAGTCATATGGGAAAAAATTTGCCTTATCACCAAGTTTGATAAGATAGTTGTCAGAAAATTCGGTAAAAATCCCATCTATGAGAACAATAACGTCAAGTTTCATAGTTGCTTTCATTAAAAGACAATCTTGAAACGAAATTTGTCTACCATCCTTTAAAGATTTATAACCATTTTTGATATCTTTTTTATCCCAACGAAGTGGATCACCATCGCTATCTGTTCCGCATTTGAAATCACTAATAAAAACGTCTTCGTCTTTTTCGGCTTGTTTAAATTTTTCAACAAAAAACAAATAAATTGAGTCCAATATGCTTTTGCTATCTTTTGCTCTGTTGAAAATTTCATTTAGGTCATAATCCGCTACATATTTTGCATTTTTATAGGAAGCAGAACCAACCACTTTAATAGTTCTAGAAATCCGTAAAAAATTGAAAACATCTTTAAGATCATTGCTAAAATCTGAGATTTTCTTTTTTTCAAATATATTTACCATTTTGTTTATTAATAAACTAGTATTTATTTAGAGTAAATATTTAGTTGGACAATTCTTAGCAAATTTATTCCAAATCGTTGGGATGTCTTTACTATTGCTTACCTGTTTTCCGTAAAAATTACGTCCTGCGCCACTCATGGAATATTCACCGGGTTCGTTTTGTTGGTATGAATTTATACTAATTCCCATCTGTTCTAATAGATCTTCTGTATTTTCTTCTAGGAAATCAAAAGATTCATCAGCATAATTCATTGCTTTAAAATGGGTGTAAATTGCTCCTAATTTTGGGCGATATTCATAGTAAATTAGGTTGTATAGTTTTTCAAATTCTGAATATTGCTTTCCATTTAAACCAGAAATTCGGGGTTTAATGTTATTAGTCAAATATAATGTCGTTTTCTTAATTGAATTATTCAAAAACTTTAAAACGCTTAAAGCACCATATGCTTCAGCGTTATTTGTTGGTGGTGGATAATGAAATAAAATTTCGTATTGACTCAATGTATCAGCCATGAGATTTTTAAATTGAAGAAAATCAGCTGTAAGGTCTTGTTGAGATTTTACAGCAGACAAATAAGTTTCATCTTCACCTGTTGGAGATCTAATATTTTTCAACGACATTTCAGCAACTCGCCTTGAAGCATTGAAAATACTGTTTGGATTATCTGCTAAATTTTGGTATGGCGGTAAAAGAGGCATTTTATTAATAAACTATTTTATTTTTATTAGCAGATAATATTTTAATATAGACCATTGTCTTTTACGAATTTACTTGCTTGACCTAAAGATAGTCCTTGCTTCTTCATGATCTCAGCAACAATGTCACCTCTAACCGAATAACGTTTATGAGCAGATTTTGGCAAAGACATTTCAGTTTTCTTCTTGCGTCCCAATCCCATCATCATCAAAGGAACGGCATACGGAGCAACGGCTTTGCTCACTTTTGTAATATCATCTAAAACATTACGTTTTCCGCCTATTTCATCTTCTTCATCGCTTTCAGAGTCATAGTCTAGACCCGAACCAAACATCTTTTTGACTGCTGAAGCCGACATCTTCTTTTTTGTTGGCCCGAATATCTTTTTGACTGCTGAAGCCGACATTTTCTTTTTTGACTCTTTCGTCTTTTTTGATCTCTTCTTAGGCTCAGATGGAGTATAACCAGAATCAATTTTAGCTTGTTTGAGCATTTTTAACCTAGCTCTAATTTCAGGAATCGTAGTATGAGGATTCCTTTTTTGCTCGGCTTTGATAAAATTCCAGTAATGTTTCATGTCACCGCCAAACATATGGCTTTCGTCTGGATAATATGAAGCCAATGCAGGAGGATAATGATCGCTTTGATATTCTGCTGGGTTATTCTTCAACATTGCACCACCTTTTAAGTAAGATTTGATGGCTTCCTTGGCTACGCTAGTGGCTACGTCTTTGGCTACAGGAGCGAGCTCTTTTACGAAAGGATGGGCTACGTCGCCAGCATCTTTAAGAAAATTACCGAAAGTGTACTTTTTACCACCCTTTAAATAACTCAATGCTACGTCTTTTGCAACTTCGCCAGCGATCGGGGCTACGACTTGAGCTGTACCTACTAAGCCTTGCTTGAATCCATGACCGAAATCTTTCCAAAATGAAGACTTTCCGCCTCTTAAAGACGAACCCGCCGTTCTGACAGCGAGAGATGACGGATAAGAGTAGTTATTGGCACCTGCAAGCGGATGTCTTGTAACTCTTCGGCCTCCTAGCATAGTAGGCTGGTTAGTCCCATCAAGAACACCTTTATAAACGTTTCTCATTAAGGTTGACGAAATTCCGTTGTTATATTCTTGCATTTTTGTTTATTAATAGTATTAGATATTTTTTTTATGCTAAATATTTTTTAAGATAGATATTTGTCTAATTTACTTCTTTTTCCACCGGACATTACTCCGCCGGACATAACTCCGCCTGAGGTAGCTCCTCCCGTAATGCTACGGACATGCTTCAAAAGAGGTCTTTCCCTGATCATCTTAAGGACATTGCTCATTCCAAGATTTCCAAGTTTTCCTCCAACCAGTCTCTGGTATTCTGAACTTTCTAAATGAGGAACAGGCGTTTGTTCTTTCGTCTGAAGAACTTGTTGTTTAGTAAGCAGTCCGGTGAATATCTGACTCGTTCCCGTCTGGGTACAGAAAATTCCCGAATTCATCGTAATAATACAAATTTCAGGGACAATACCAAAAGGGAACTGATTAACAACTCCAATGTTAAATTGGAATTGAAATTGTCCTAAAGACGAAGCGGAAAGATACGAAGGAAGACTGAAATCCATGGCAGGATTAAGAACCAAAAGAGAGCCAGTTGTTGGAATCAGCGTTTGCGTACCACTGGTATTGTTATTCACTCCAGCAATGCCATTAAATTCGTAAAACGATTGTTGCGAACCATTTCTAAAAGACGTATTGTATAAATCTTGAGTTGTTGCAGTAGAAAGCAACCCCGAAGCATTGTTAAAGTTGATGGCGATGTTTCTAATAGCAAGAAAAGACGATGTATAAGCCCAATTCTGGCTTGACATGGGAACCCTCACTGAAATCAAGATGAGATCAGGAACCTGATTTAACTGAATGGATTGAGAAGTCAATGTAACGGTTTGCGAACTAATTGAAACCGCAGGGTTAAAAGCGGGAATACTAGTATTGTTGTTTGAAATCGTAAGATAACGGGGATAATCCAAAAATGGTACGACGTTCTTCGTAGCAATTTTTGAATACTGTTCAGGCTGAAGACTCAAGAAGTTGAACAAAAGACGAGTATTTTGGAAAGCCGAAGGTTGGGTTGCAGTTCCCAAAGTGATACTAGTGATATAACTACTGAGGCCAGTTGCTGTTGGAGTCGTATTTGCAGTTGAAAAAAGTCGTTTGCAAGCAGAATCAACGTTGAGAACGAAAGACAAATTGTTTATTCCTAAAAGACCAGCTTCAGAGTTGGGACTGCAATTAATATAAGGCGACAAAGCCAAAAATGGTTCAGTAAGTTGAACAACGATAGAAATAACCCAATTGTCAGTTAGACTAGTTGAAATTACACTGTTATCAGTTAAAACACCAGCAACGTAATGCTGAACAAGAATTGACTGAAGAGGAAAAGCACCTCTTGGTTCAAAATCTTCATCGTAGCCGTTGTTGTTGTATGATGCTAAAGGATTGGAATTGGTCAAAACAGCATTTGAATAAACTCCCCATTGATTGTCTACGTAACTTGGGGTAAGACTATTGTATCTAGATAGCATACGGTTGTCATTCATTCTTGACAACATGGGAAGAACGTCTTGAAGATTGGTTGAAACCGAAACGTTGTTGATCGTTGACTGGGTAGTTGTAAAAAGAGAATTCAAGGGAAATGCCTGCAAACAGTCAGTTAGACCATATTGAAATGCTTGATTACCAGCGGGGACGCCTACACCACCATTTACGCCTTGGGCATTGATATTGATTGTAAAATTTAAGGTTGTTTGAAGAAGAATATGGCGATCAACAACAATATTTTCGTTTGGGATTTGCAGAGCAAAAACAATAGACGAGTTTGATGCCGAAACAGCTTGAAACTGCTGGAAAGTGCTCTGGGATGCCCCAGCAACGACGCCAAAAACGTCCTTGTCTGTTAAATCGGCAATTCTGGAGTCTTCAATTAATACGGTTGTTATATCTGACATTTCTGGTTTTGTTTATTATAATATATTATTTTTTATTTATTAGTATTTTTTTACTCTAAATTGTCCTAAAATTACGGTTTTGTCGTTCCATCCGTCCCCTTCTTCGTAAATAAAATTTTGATCGTAGCAGTTGTACCGCTTCCTAAAAGAAATGGTTGAAGTGCTCCAATTCGGTCCTTCCAGTAAACGGAAATGTCTAAATTGCTTAAAGGACGATTTCCCTGCAATTCAATAAGACGATACTGAGCAGTTGGGTTATAAACGATATTGGGTTTGTAGAATCCCGTATCACTGACGAAATCAGTTATGATCTGACTAACGTTGCTATTATTTCCGTTGGCGTTATTGTATATAAGTCCATTTACAAAGATTTGCGGGCTTGTAATGTTAGTAGGAACTACAGGTAAGGTGTTGCTAGTAAAAACTACAGAAGTAATGGGAGACCATAAAGCAATTGTACTATATTCCTGAATAACCTGAATTGCTGTATACGTAGGATTAATAGGAGGGAAGGGAATTTCGTTTGCACCTCCAAAAGTGTTTGTTTGGATCAATACGTTTTCGTTATTAATGTTAGCATTTAAGGAGTTAACCGTAAAAGGAAAAGACGAAAAAAGTTGAAACAATGCAGGATTCATGAAAATCTGAATATAGTTGGCCGATGTATAATTATAGCCTAAAACGTCGCAATTAAGAATTGCAACTTGATTGTTATTGTCAAATGTCATGACGGGAGCATTCGTAGTTGGTAAAACGGCTCCACCAGCAACAACCTGAGTATTCAAATTATTAAAACAAGTTGTAAAAGTCAAATTTATCAAGTAGATCCAATATTGAAATGTATAAATGGAATAATATCCCGTAGCATTATTTTGAAGACCATTTGGCAACTGGTTTGGAGCCAATGGAATTGTTGCTGATTTGTCTTGAGGAATATAGTTTACGTATTCCTGTTGAACATACGTAGTTCCGGTACCCGTATCAAGCCATGACAACGTAATTGAATAAACGGTTAGATTTATGTTTGATTGATTTGGCTGAATCTCTGGGATAAAGATCGGAAGAGTTGGCGTATCTAGAGTAAAGCGAATAATTGACATGTAATAGTCTTCTGGATTATGCAAAAATGGGACGCTTCTGTTCTCATTAAAATAAAGAGTTGGTGGTGGTGCAGTGACAGTCTGCAAATTGGTTATTACAATATCAAAGTAAATCTTATCCGATTGAGCGTTTCTTGCTAAAGCTGACATTTGTTTATTCTTATAATCAGATTTTTATTTTATTTTCTAAATGTTATCTTTTTTGAAATGGAGGAAGATTATAATTGCCTTTTATGATTTGTTTTAATGCAATTTGAGATTCCAAATTTCGTTTATCAATCTCTTTTGCTGTCAAAGGCGTCAGATCATTAATTCGTATGCTCGGCCTAAAAACAGGATAATCTTTATGACCTACATCAATCCACTTTTCCGCAAACCATCTTTCAAGCGGTTTTATTTTATTGTCGTCAATATATTCACCTCCTCTTTGTTTATACGTCTTTACGATGAATCCACTTTTGTATGCTGAAGGCTTTGAATATACTGTATCAGCGTACTTTTTTACCTCGTCATATAACTTTTGGTTAGCTGGTATTGGCATACGTATAAACTTTATTGATAAATATGTTTATTATCATAATAAATATTAAATTTTTGGTGAAATCTATTGGGTTTCTATATGCTTACATGGTATAATATAGTAATAATCTAAAATAATCTAATGTTTGTTAGATCATTAGCGTAAAAATTTGCAAATTTTTACAATAAGTAAAGAGAATCGCATTGGATTCCTATTAGATTTCATCATGTAAACATCTATTTCTGTTATTTTCTACGTATTTTTGGATTATACTAGTCTAATGCAATACAATTTATATTTATTCTTTATTAATTTATTCTTTTATTACCGTATTTTTACAAGTTGAACAAAAAAAGATGCTGTTGGCTGAACTGTTGATCCAGCAAATACAGGCGTAAAACGAACAGAAAATGGATTCGTCTGCGTACTGCTACTAGTTGTAAACATTGACAAATTTTGGTAAATTAACTGTCCATTATTGTAAGTCGCTTCTCCGCAAATGCTAGTACCGCCAAGTATATTGTTTTCTTCATCTTCAAATGCGAAAAGAGACGGTTCCCATGCAGTCGTAGCATCTTTAACAGTGACCGTTATTGTTGACGCTAAAAACCAAATGCCTATTCCTAAATTAAATTGTTCCGAAACTGTCGTACCAGATGTTAAATTTTGGGGAGTTCCTTCAATTGAAATGGATATTCCATCTATAGGTTGACCTGTAGTCCAACTTACTGATTGATTTGATGTATTGGCGGTTGAAGAGGCGTAAGACATTTTTTGTTTATTATATTATATTATTTTTTTTATTATTAAATTATGCGATTCTAATAAAAGTAATTGATCCGGAAACGGTTGGATCAGTAGCAGATGTATTGTATAATAAGACGTATTCAATAGTAAGAGGGTTATCGGCTAAAGTAACTGGTATAATTGCACTGCTGTAATTGTCTAGCGTCTGGCCATTGTTTGCGACAGAATTGTAATAAAAATCTTGATTATAAACAGTCCCTAGAGTTGTTTGTATTGCGATATTTACCGAAACGAAAACTGCACCATCAACGGTTGAAGTAGTGATGAAATTTGGGGTAATTGCCCATACACCAGCCGACAAACTTTTGGTAATTGGAATTGCTGTTTCAGAAACTACATTCGTAGTTGCTAGAGGAACCGTAATAATTGTTCCAACTGAAGCCTGACCTTCACCCCATGACTGAGGAGCATAAATAGGATTTGTTGTTGACGATGAAACTGACATTTTTTGTTTATTATATTATACTATTTTTTTATTATATTACCAGAACTTTATTATTTCTAAATCTTCAATCGGAATAAAATAATGAAGTTTTTCATCTGCTGAAGTATAAGATTTGTTATAAGAATCAAATTTCTTCTTATCATACTCAATATAGGCTAATGAGTCCGTATAGTTGAAAATAAACCTTAGTTTCTTATCGTTTTCAACAACCTTGTTAACGGCTAAAAGAGTTGTCTGGTAACTAGTTCTTTTGCATGTTCTACTCTTCAACTCGTAATTATATTCATCGTCAAAAAAATCGTATTTTGAGATCAATGATTCATAAGCTTGTATTTCTGTCTTGAAATGTTCTATCAGTTGCGGTAAAACCTCGGCTTCCTTAAGTTTTCCAAAAGTATGTCTTTTTGCTGAAAATACCATTTCTTTTTTACTAATTGGTGAGATTATCTTTTTTACTAATCGTATTAATTAGTTCTTTATATTAAAATCTAAATAAAAAAAATCAAGGTTTATTAAAAGATGCAAAAAAGAGCCGTTATTGAAAGATATGAACGTTTACTGTCTAGCATGTTAAGCGATTCTGATATTGTTAATTATTTAGGCGGAGAAGCGCAACATAAAATTTTGAAGTATTCTGAATTGGCTAATTACGGTAATTTAGATGAATTGCTTCCTGATCCAAAAGATTACAAAGTTATCCTTACAGAGAGCAAGAGAAATCAAGGCCATTGGTGCTGTCTTTTGAAATATCCTACGAAGGAAGGTTGCGTTTATGAGTGGTTTGATTCGTATAGTGGGATGCCAGATAGCGAACTAAAGTTTATTCCTGCTTCTGTTAGAAGAATGCTTGGTGAAAGCAAACACCATTTGACTCGTCTTTTGAAAACGGCAAAGCCAAATGAAGCCGTTATTTACAATAAAAAGAAATTTCAAGCCTTAAATGATGACGTAGATACATGCGGACGATGGGTTGTTGCGAGAATTTTTTTTAGTCAAGTTGGTTATACTCTCAACGACTTCATAAACAAGGTTGAAGAGATTGAAGAACAAACCGGAAAACCAAGCGACATTATTGTTTGCGATTGGGTTCATTAAGACGCTTCTAGTTTAACGTATTGATCTTTGATTACATTTGAGCTTGTTCCCATCTTTTTTGCATCGTCATTTAATTCGTCTATTTTGTCACCATATTTATCAGTTAAATAAATGTTACGTAGCATGGAAACGCCAATTCGTTTTCCAAAAATCTTGTTCAATATTCGGGTAATTGAGTTATTTCCTGTAAAAGGCTGGCCTTCGTAGTTTGTAATTAATGGAATAACTCCGTTTCGTTTTTTTAATTCAGATCTTAATGGACTAGCCTTGGTTAAATATTGCTGTAAAACATTTTTTAGTTCATCATTAACATCTACGATTTGGGTTTTGTAAGTCCCAGACGTTTTATAGTTGTTGAAATAAAATTTCCAATTCGTTAAGTCAAGATAGTTAAACTTTTTGTCTGCTGTTTCGCTGTTATATTTTTTAGTAACAAGACAAAGTTGGTAATCAGCGTTTCGTCTAGGAGGCTGGAGACAGTAAAGAGACAAAACAAGCCAATCCAGAACAGAAATAAACTCTTTCTCCGTTAATTTTTTCTTATCTAGCAAAGGAATCGCTTTTTCTGCCAATTCGCCATATATTTCCAAAACGTCTTTTTGACTAATCCAGTTGTCTTTTTGACTTTGAGATTTTTCATTGTTTACGGCCAATTCCTTATTGAATTTCATCATGAGATCATAATATTTATCATAAACCTTTTTCATCTTCGGTTCTTGTTTTAAAAGACTAACAACCGAAATTAGGTAAGAACGCTGAGTATTAGGTTTATATTTTTTGATTTTTTCAAGAATTTTCTCAACGTCTTTTAAGAAGGTCAGGCTTTTTATTTCACCTCCGTCATTAAGACGTTTGATATTGTTTATATACAATTTCAATGAAGATTCGCTTATTCCTTTTTCTTTTAGTTTCCCGAAAAAATCTGTCATTGGTTTATTTTTACAGTTAGATTATTTTTTATATTTGTCCTAAAAGAATAATATATAAAATATTATATCTCTAAAAGAATAAAATGAGTTTTGGAAGTCAATACAATTTGAATCAACGGATTACTTATTTAGAGTATTTATTCAACCATTTGCCACCGTTTCCGCCTGCTTCAACTTTAGGCCAAGTTTTGAATGCTGGCAATGTTGCTTCTAAGAATATTGACATGAATGCGAAAGATATCGTAAACGTATCTCAGGAGTCTTTTTCTGGCGGAATAAAAATTTCTGATTCTGCTGGATCTATTCAGGGAAACAATACTGATATTTTGACAGTCAACTATAACGCTACAAGTTTTATACCAAATGCATCATCCTCTCTAAGCATTTCAGGCGGTGGAATTTTAGCAGGTGTATCCAATCCAGCATTTGGCGATGACATTTATAATTGCGTCTTAGATCCAGAAAATAGTATTTCTATAAACTCCTACAACTCTGTTACCCATGATGAAGCCAGTAGCATTTTAACAACAAGCAGTCTAAAAGTCGGAAACAATCCAAACGATGACAGCAGTACAGGAACTATTTATTGCGGGGAAATTGATACAAATAGCGTAAAAGGGAAAAGTTTATTACCTTTGAGTTTAACGTCAACTGATACCATAACTCTAAATTCTAGCGATAATACTACGATTACTTCGGGGGCTTCAGTCGTATTAAACTCTTTTGATAATATTAACTTGAATGGTGCAACGATCGTTACTTCGGCTTCTAACCAATTGGTTGTAACTGATGGTGTTACGATCAATACTATAAACCAATTGGGTTATACTACTAGAAACTCGGTTCAAAATTCTGCGCATTATTTGAATTTTAGCGACAATTCTACTACTGGAATCGGACCAATCCAAAAGACGGCTGGAATCAGTTGCAATCCATCACTGAATTCCATTACGGCTAGCGTTTTCAACGGGGCTTTAAACGGAACAGCGTCTTCATCAACAACATCAACAAAAGCAGATACATTAGCAATATCATCTTCAAGTAGTAATGTTGATTATAAAGTTGTTTTTGGAACGGATACGGCTAGCGTTTTAACAGCATTTGACAATAGCAGTTTAACGTATAATCCTTTTCAACAATTATTAGGTATTAATTGGCCGGCTGGATTAAATAGATCTTATCTTAGTAGCAACAATATGCGAGTCGGCAGTTCAGTTGGGACGGTCGGGACAACAGAAAGTTATAGCAATGTTTATGCAGGTGGAATAGATATTCAAAGTTACACCTTAAATACGTTTTATGCGGATCCGATTATTAATTTAACTAACGCCAATTCAACGAGTACAATAAATCAGGGTATTCCTGCTATTACTCTAAAGAAAAATGGACGAGCACCGTTGCTAAATGACAAAGTCGGGCAAATATTTTTCGCTAGTAATAACGGTGTCGGAGGTGGTTATATTGATATCGCTAACATTACTGGTGTTGTTTCAAATAATGTCACTCCTATAAGCGGTCAAATTGATTTCAATGCGAATAATTCTAATACGCCTAATCTCATGTTCAGAATGGACGGCAATTTGCTCAAAAATACGTCATTTAGACCGTTGGACATGAATAACCAAACGATCTCAAACGCTTCAACCATAACTGCGACAAGTTTTTCGGGGCCATATACCCTATCAACTGCTTCAGGAAATAGCGAATTCAATCTTGTTTTATCGTCTGCGTCATCAGGCGCTCAGTCATTGAAAGGATCGCCTTCTGACCTAACTTATAATCCATCAACTCAAATTCTAACCGTCAAAAATATGAACGTTTCGGGTACCGAAAACCAGACTGGAATCATCACCACCAACGTCTTAAAGACAGATATTATGCTTCAACAAGTCTCGTATTTTTCAACCCAGACTTTAACGATTGCAACGGTTGCCGATTTAAAGGCTTACGGTACATTCTTTATGAGTCAATTTGACTCTGGAAGTACTATTGCAAACAGCATTATAACAATAAATTTGCCTGCTCTCCCGACTGACGGTAGTTTAGACGGTTATACGTTTCAACTACGTAAGTTACGAGGAGGCGTTAATCAAACTTCTGTCAATTGGACGGTCAACACTAGTGGCGGGTCTTTTTTGATCCCGAACGGTAACACCCTAAACGCTGGATCAGGAGGGTCAAATTCAACCAGCAATATAAGTTCTTTCACCCAAAGGTATACCATCATAACTTATTCGGGCGTAGGTTATTACATCGGGTGCGCAACTTAAATTTTATATTTTAAAACAATAAACAAATGTTATCTGAAGTCTTTTGGAGTTTTTTCCTTACTTCTGTAATTGGTTGTATCATGGGAATGTTACGAATGTTATATAAATCAAAATGTAGATCTTTGGAATGTTTTGGAATGAAAATTGAAAGAGACGTTGAAACGGAAGAAAAAATAGACGAATTGGAATTGCAACGTTCAAATGCTTTGGGAAATAATAATTTGGGTTCTAATAAATGAAATTGAATTGAATGGAATGGAATGGAATGGAATGGAATAGAATAGAATTGAATGAAATAGAATTGATTTACTGGATTTTATAAGTTTATAAACTAGGTGATTGGGATTTGTATTGTAATTTGAGCCATTAAATTTGTCCTTCTGGCATCCATTATATTCCGTTGATAAAAATTGTCAAATTGTATTGAATTGTATATTAAAAGGTTATATTTGTTTTGCATTGCTTCAATTCTTCGTCTTTCTACAACTTTTGCATGTTCTTGATCCCATAGCATCAATTCTTTATACTTTCTGTTACTTGTTGTATTTTCTTCGCTTAGCGATGTATTGTAATGCTTTTTTAACAGTAAGTCAATGCAGTAAATTCTCTTTTGTATGTATCTTCGCTGAGCATGGTAACGGCTTATAAAAAGTTCCCCGAAAATGTCTTTTATATATTTGGGTTTAAAATTCTTTATAGTGCAAAACCTTGAATAATTCCAATCAAAACTAAACTTGTTTAAGAGCAAAACAAGATGGTTTGGATTTGTTATTTTGTCTTTTATTACCTTGCATATATTTCCGTATTTCCAAACGAGAATATCATCCTTTTTTTCTTCAGATATATATTGCATGATAACCCCAATTGTATCATCGGGAAGACTTGCCCAGTTTACAGATCTTTTCGTTTCAATCGCCTCGTCAGCTTTCTCCTCTTCGTCTTCTTCTTCATCGGTTTCATCTTCGTCATCGGTTTCGTCTTCGTCTTTAGTTTCCTCTTCGTCTTCAGTTTCCTCTTCGTCTTTAGTTTCCTCTTCGTCTTCAGTTTCCTCTTCGTCTTCAGTTTCAATTTCTGGTTCGTCATCAATTATGATACACTTATTCAGTAAAAGCATATTTGTATGAATTTTCGTTTTTAGGTGATGGCTTAAGTTCGTCTTGGAAACTGTTCTCCCGCATTCGCATGTAATTTTGACGTATCTAGACATTTTAGATTTTGGTTTTTGGGTTTGGTATTTGTTATTCTTACCTATGGAGATATTTCTTTAAGTTCTTTTTTTATTTACTTATTTTTTTTCTTGGGAATTTCTCTTGGCTATGTAAAAAAGACGAGGGACACCGGACACCCTCAGACACCCTTTTTTAAACGGATATATACCCCCCTCCATAATTTCCTATATACCTTTTAAATTTCGGTGTCCGGGGTGTCCGGGTGTCTCGGTCTTTACTTACTCTTTTATAAACTTTCTTCATTGAGATATTTTAAAAAAAGAAAGAAAAAGACAACAAGAAGTTTATTATAAATAATAATCTCGCCAGTAAAAAAACAAAATGGTAAAAAAAGGAGGAATTAGAGTTGTAAGCGAAGACGAAGCTTATGTCCCTGTATTTGGACAACAAGAAATTGAAGTACCGAGCCTTTTAGCCGAAAAGACGAAGAAAGGCATGAAACTAGTCCCGACCTTTACAAAGAAGGGAAACATATCTAAAAGGAACAAAAAACCGTCCATAAAATTGACACCAGTAGGTGATATTACAAGCCCCATTATTTCAAATTCGGTCGTTGGAAAATTTAGCATAAAAGATTTCATCAAAAACCAACGCCATATTCTTGAAACTATGATTGAATCTTTTGATGATCTGCAGGAAGAAGTTGATGAAAAGGTTGAACAAATCATGGATTCGCCACCAGTTCAATTAATGATTGCAAATTATCCGCATAATAAAGAAGAAGTAAAAGCCGAAATTGAGGAACTAGTAGAAGAAGAAATAATTAACGAGATCATACATAACGAGAAACCGAAAACGGTAAAGCAAATCATTGCTGAAACAAATAAAAAAATTAAAAAACAAGTTGAACCCTTCTCCAAAAAGGAATTACCTCCCGCTAGAGAAATTATTGAGCAAATTGGTTATCCATATTGGAAATTTTTAGCTGAACAATCAGACGAGTTACAACCTATGATTAATAAAATTATGGATCAAATTGATAAAGACCATGGAATTGGCATTGGTCAGATGGTTGGTTGGGACCCCAAGGCTAAAAAATGGCTTAATGATGCTGTTGAATATTGGGCTAAAAAATTAGGTTCTCCTTTAAAAGCCGTTATAAAAGTCCGTAACGCTATTGAAGAATATATTGAATATTATGATGGAAGACATGATCCAAGTGAAGATTTAGCCCCATATAATTATTTTTATCATCTTAATGAACGAATGAGAAATCTAATTCGGAATGAATTTAATGAGAATGAGGAAAAGGCTTATGAACTAGAAACCAAAAGAGAACAGAATAAAAGTAAAAAAGGTGAAGCGACTCCAACCTCAAAAGAGTCAAAAAAGACAGAACCTAAGAAAAAGACAGAACCTAAGAAAAAGGTTGAGACTCCAACCTCAAAAGAGTCAAAAAAGACAGAACCTAAGAAAAAGCAAATGACACTTGGCAAATTAAAAGAGGAAATCCAAAGTTTGGAAAATAAGATGGAAAAAATTGCATTTGAAGAAAGGCCTAACATGATTATACGGTTGAATCAGATGGTAAAAAATCGTAAAATGTCAGCCGAAGATGCTATGGGACTTAGACATATTTTTCAGCAGTTAAACGGTTTCAGTCCTGCAAAGACACTTACACCTACACCAGAAAACCGTTACTATTTTCAAAAAGAAGGATTTCTCAATCAAACAGTGGCTGACAAGTATTATGAATTAGAAACCCAAAAAAAGGCTTTAGAAAACGAATTTAAACTCAGAAAGAGTAAAGCGAAGTAAATAGAGTTAATGATGCTTAGATAATACATTTATATAAAATCTAGCTCGTTTCAGCGTTTTCTTACTGAAATGGTCTTTGTATTT